CTGATACTCAGTACCATTCTTGTATACGCCTGGAGGAATTTGTAGTGGAATGTATGCCATATCTGTATTCTATTGCCTAGGTAGGTTAGACACAAAGCTCATTGTAGCAATTAAGGATGCAGTTGAGGGATAGTTACCTGCTGCAGCATAAGTTTGAATACTTACTTGCGTACTATCAGTTTCCCACCAAAGCTCAACATAATCAGTTGCATTTAAGCTTAAAAAGTAATTCCATCCAACTAAAGCATGACCATTAACAGATCCATGTTTGCTTGGTACGGCAAAGAATCCAGTTGACCCGACAACTACAGTCCCGTTAATCTTTAACCATACCCTAGCATCATGGTCTTGAGAGTCAGGATTTTCAAACTGACCAGACCATTGTAAATTCCAGATTCCAGCATCAGCAACTGTAATTCTTGAACTGCTTGCCACACTTACACCATTGGCATAATCTGTAGTATTCAATGTCATGGCATAGGCCGTATTAGCTAATGCCGCTGTTTGGTCAACAGTACTTTGAAAAGCCCCGTAAGGATTATTTAAGTACTTACCGCCTCTTGGACCAATAACAGACTGTATTGAGTTAACCAACTTAGTAAAAAACAACCTCAAAAGACCATTATTTTGATTCTGGATATTTTGAGAATAGACATCTCCTGATGTACCTAAAGATGGTATAGCAGGTATATCTAATTGTTGCTTTACATCAGCCATTACTTTTTAAGCCATGTCTGCCAAACTGCACCTGCAGCAATTACCAACCCACCAATCCACAAAACTGGTTGAGCAATAGATGCTACCCAGTTAAGAACCTTTACAGCGCCTTTGGCAGCGTCAATAGCATCCACCAAATCTTTAGTGTTCTTGTCTATCTCATCTACTTTTTGCTCAACAGCAAGCAATCTTTCGTAGATCTGTTCGTGAGTGACTTGTTCTGTCATGGCGCATTAATCCAAACAATTTATTAAGTTGTAAGAGAATATTTTGTCATTAAATCAAATGCTTCTTCTGGAGTTATATCTTGAGAAGCAACATCATTAACACCATCGCCATCACGAATAGCATGAACACAACAAAATACTGTATTAGGTTCTAATGCAGTAAATTGATGCTTAACCCCTTTTGGAGTAACAATTAAATGCGGAGCTTTGTATTCTTGCTCCCCATTGTCATGCACCATTTTAACTGCACCAGAAGATAGCAATGTAATATGGTCAAATGTGTGAGCGTGTCCTTGATGGGTGTCACCAACACGAACAAAATGATGCATTTTTACAAATACATTATCTACAATTCTTATATCAGTTAATGGATTATTAAACACGTGACACTCCTATTGCTGCACCGCCCACAGGGGCTTTAGGATCAAACCATCTACAAGTTTCTTCGTTTAACTCCCATACATCACCATTTGCAAATGCAGGTGGTTGTGGAGCAATAAACGCATTACGAGTTACATCGTATGTATGACCTATTACAGCATAATTTTTTCTAATGTTGCCGTTGTAGCTTGTCTGCTTCCAAATTGTTTCAGAACCAAATAAAGATTTTAGAAAATCAATACCAGTTTGTTCTTGTTCATTACCTTGTTCATCTTTAATCATGTCATTAGCAACGACTAAAACACGTAGAACAATATTGTCAGTATTCAATTCAGCAAAGTGAGCCATTATTGAAATCTCCATTTGATTACAACAATGCCAGATCCACCAGAACCACCAGTAGCTGATGCTGAACCGCCACCGCCACCGCCTGTATTTGCTGTCCCGTTAGAACCATTGCCATTATTTCCAGCTTTAGTCCCATTGCCACCGCCACCCGAACCACCAACTGCACCATTAGCATTATTACCGCCACCGCCACCGCCACCAGCGTAATCAACTGAAGAACCAGTTATTGATGAACTTGCACCAGAGCCACCATTACCAACAGTTACAAATGAGCCGTTAGTACCAGCACTTCCTTTTCCACCACCACCACCAGCATTGCGAGTATAAATATAGCTTGGGTATCCAGTTGTATTATAGAATCCATCTCCACCAGAATTACCTTCGCCAGATACTCCTGTACCAGGACTAAAACTATTGTTAGTTCCTTGAGATCCTCCACCAGAACCGCCATTCCCACCATTTCCGTTAGCGCCACCACCTTGGCTTCCACCACCGCCACCGCCAGTAGTAGAAACTGAATTAAATGATGAGGCTGACCCTGAACCACCTTTCTGCATATCACCACTAGTGCTTCCACCGCCACCGCCACCGACAGTAACTGTATAAGTAGTTGCAGTTACCGAGGATGATGATGATGTTTTCATTCCACCAGCACCACCACCGCCACCTGCGCCACCACCGCCACCTGCACCACCAGCCACTATTAAATATTCAACTATGGAGCCTTCAGTTTCGTTACCGCCAAGTTTATTAACAGTAAACGAGCCAGTTCCATTGAAGGAAGCAATTTTGTAATCACCAGATGTCGTAACAGTTGCCCCAGACGTTGAAACGTCCATATATGGGTTTCCAAACGACCTCTGGTTTTGAAAAAGAGCTTGTAAAGCACCACTCATGTCAATCCACTCCCTGAGATTAGCCAAGTTGTTGAAGTCATTTTGATTGCTGTTGCTGATCCATATTGAGCAAGACTTCGTGAGCCTGTAGTACCAGCAGGACTTAAATACATCGTGTCAGTAGTAATCGCAATTGTTACCACTTGGCTTGTCATGTTGACAAATGTAATTGCAGTTCCAATTGGATATGCAACAGAACCATTGTCAGGAATTGTGTATGTCCTTGCATTGGCATCACTTGATGGATGGAATATATGCTTACCAGAATCTGCTAAAACTAATGTGTAAGCAGCACTTTGGCTGTTCTGAGGAATATTTCTAAAGCCAACAGCATCTGTTCCATCTACTGTGCAATTACTTAAATTGCCACTTGTAGGAGTTCCTAGAACAGGAGTTACTAAAGTAGGACTTGTTGCAAATACGTTAGCACCACTACCAGTTTCATCTGTTAAAACAGCCGCCAAATTAGCACTTGATGGAGTTGCAAGAAATGTAGCTACACCAGTACCAAGACCTGATACACCAGTAGCAATAGGAAGGCCAGTAGCATTTGTAAGAGTTGCAGATGTTGGAGTTCCAAGAACTGGCGTTACAAGAGTAGGGCTTGTAGATAAAACATTGTTTCCAGAGCCTGTGCTTGTTCCAACACCAGTACCACCCTTAGTTACTTTTAGTAATGGACCTGCATCAAACAACGCATCAATAGAGTCTAGATCAGTATTGATCTTAGTACCCCATGAATCTGTTGATGCGCCAACTTCTGGCTTAGTTAAGCCTAGATTTGTGGTGGTTGTATCTGCCATGTTTTACCCCTAATAGTCTGAACTTTATACAGAAACTGTTGTCCAAATTTCGGACACATCTGATTCTGTTTCCCATTTTTTTCTAGCATTAATCACAACACTAGAAGTATCAACAATTATTGCTTCACAATTACGTTTTCGGTTGTATTGAATATCTAAAATACTTGATGCAATGAGGGCAACATTACCAACAGCATCCAATCCACCTGCAACAGTCATTTCAGATATATCAACTATTACAATATGTGCATTAGAAATCTTTACTGCGCCTACAGCTACTGTGCTAGTTGAGCTTATCTCAAACTGAGCGTCTTTTATTTTGTCACCAGCAACAACTACAGTAGAGGCAGAAGCAATTGCAAGCGCACCTAAGTACGCTCCAAAGGAGTATGCGCCTCCACTATAATCACCACGCCCGTAAGCAGCCATATTAGCTCAATGTGATAGACAAACTAGAAGCAGGAATGCGGAAAATGTCTCCCTCATTGATTGCTTTGGAGACTGTCAATGGAGCCCATGCAAGCAAAGTTCCACCAGTTGAAGCAGTATAAATACCTGCCCAACCAATTGTTCCCCAATTACCACCAGAGGCAGCAGCAAACTCAATTGCGGCAGCGTTAGTAAATGTTGTTGCAGTACCGCTACCAGAAATGGTTCCCGCAGATACACGGGCATAACCACTACCAGATACTTCTGTACCGCCACCAGTATCACTAGGAGCAGCAGTAAATAATCCTACAAACCATGCGGTAGGACGAGTAACAGAACCTGTATTAAACAAGTACGTTAGTGCAAGATTTTCTGTGTAGTCTGTAAAAGATGACATTTATTACCCCAAAGATCGGGCTCTAACGAGTGGAGTTGAAGAAACAGAAGCCCTTTGATCTGCTACCTCAATGTCGCCCAAGGAGTTGACATACATCTGACTCCATACGGCTAGACGTTCATCGTCTTTCAAGTATGGTGCAGCCTCTAACAGCGCACCATACAAGTACAAGTCTGGGGCATAAGCTAGGAGCCAGTTGCTTGTGTTTGAATCACTTAACGCAGGAATCTTAGCATAATATGTAAGTTCTGCGGAATATGTTGAATCAGGTGTTGGTATGAATTCTAACTGAGTTCCAGTAATTGTGTAATATGCTGGTTGACCAGTAGAAACATATCTATTGGCCTTTAACTCATCCCCGTAAGCCTCAGTTACAAACTGTAGTCTGACAATGGGATTAGTGTTTAGTTGGAATTCTTTGGCTTGTAGCCAATCAGAAGGATAAGCAAAAAATGCTGTTTCGATCTGACCATTGGCACGTTTAACCATTTGGCGAGTACGCAACTTGCGGTTAAATTTGGCTTCTGCAATGGTAATAAAGCTAGGAATAATAGAGGTCAGGTCATCCCGATTAAGATAATCTGCTATTGTTGCTTTAAGCCCTGCAAAAGTATCAAGTGCCATTTTCTACATCCCTACACGCTAGTGTATGCTCATGTTTGAACTCAAATGTTCCAATATGGAAGATCTCTTTAGAAAGATCTTGATCCACATAAGTTTTATGCCCATTCTGGGCGGCTCTACGGCAAAACCATACATCTTCACCAATGTAGTCTTCCGCAGCAGGAACCCAAGGGATAGCAAACCAAGGATATTCCATAGATTTATAGACTTCGGATTTGACAAGCATTACGCCCATCCCGCAGTAGTCTACGTCAACAAGTCCTGTTGAATCGTCATCAGTATATACCCTATTTATAAATGTTGCATCCATATCTGGGGTATTTTTTTTCACCGCAATTGGCTCTGTAGGGAATCTGCGCTTGGCATAGTTTCCACAGACAATACCCGTATCATGCTTTAACAGGCGAATAATGGAATCCTTTGGAAACCTCATATCGCTATCTAACCACAGGGTATGGGTACATTCTGCTGCAACCGCATCCCTAGCCAAATCCTGACGTTGTGCTGACAATAATGTGCCAGAACTAGTGTAGATCACTACTTTGTGATTTGTTGTCCCTACAGTAAATCCAACTAATCTAGCCAAATCAAAGGCAAATCCCGAATTAACAAAATCCCGTGTTGGGACTAATATCCCAATGGTCTTACTATCCATTAAACTTCTCCAGGTCTTGTGCGAAATGCACGATTATCAGGGTCATTGAGCCAACGCTTCATGTAAGCTTGGTCATCAAGTTTCCCTTCCGCTTTCATTTGATAAAACAATGCCATTGGGATGGATGCAACATGATGCATATCACCTTTCCAATTAGCCTTTTCATCAAAAGAATTAAATCTATCTTTGTTGTCTGAAACTATCTGAGTCGCATCAATAATTGTCTCAATTGTGGCTTCGTCTTTTTCGGCATCGTAATGCCACATCTTACGAGTACCAGTTTCAGTATTAATGTCAAAAAGTTTTGTGTGCATATAAAAAAAGGGTGGGTTATTAGCCCACCCTTTATATTTCAGATTAGGTCTGAATTGTTGAGTTCAAGTCATAGACAGCGCCATGAGCTTTCTCATTCTTGATCTTCAAGCCCCACTCACACAAGAGCATACGCTTCTCGGCATCACCTGTCTTAGCCAGTTCAACTGTCTGGAAGGGACGCAGATAAGCAACGCTTGCGTATTCAGGATCAAGCACGAAAACATCACGTTCACGTTGGAACCTGTTGGGAACAATACTCACGTTACCGAAATCGGAAACATAAATATCTGCAGCGCCAATCAAAGTAGCGGGTTTAGCACCACCATTGATGTTGAAACGGCTAGAAGCGATACCAGCCATCTTAGACAAGTTCTGCTTGTTAACAGGACCAGCCATAACGATAGTTGGTGAACCACCTTCTGTCCACACCTTCTGAATTACGTCTTTCAGCAATGCTTCGCTGAATGAACGCAAGTTAGTTGTTGTGGCATCAGTACGAGCCGCATCAGGGATAGTAGTGTATGAAGGATCACCACCACCAGTACCTTCGTTGGTATTGGTCTTCAAGAAGGCCAACAGACCTGCGGTCTTACGTGCGGCAGATGTAGAACCAGCAGTTGCGGCTTGGTTAGCCAACATTGTGGAACACATATCACGCTTAATTTCCGCAGATTTTTTAGCCATTTGATATGACAATTCTGAGCGTCTGCCAGCTTTGTCAACAGCTTCCAATGTACCAGCAATGATTACATCCTTACGGCTAATCTGGGTGTAGTTGCCCAAACGAACTGTAGCTGTAACTGCTGTGAAAGAAGTGATGTCATCGCCTTCAATCTGTGCATTAGTTGTGCTGGCAGCGGCCAGATCGTCTGTTTGCCATTCAAAGAATGTATTGGTGACGTTTTCACGGCCAATGTTACTCATAAATGGAGTTTCTTCTGGTGAAATCTGATAGATAACATTCGAAAGGTCCTCTCTAACGCCTTTAGCGTCAAATCGGGTGTACGTGTTTGTAATAGCAGCCATGATAGGTCCTTAAATAAATT